GTGCCTTGTGTAGAATAATCATCCGGTCTAACTGTGTATGGATGTGTAGTCGTATTCTCTGCACCGGTTCCGTCATAATCAAATCTAAAATGAATAACCTCACCACTTACCATACAGTGGGTTTCATCTCCCTCAGAAAGCGAAGCCACACCGTAATAATCTAACGCCCCTACAGTTCCACCGGTCAATCCGGTACATGGAAAATCGTCTTTAACCGCTCCAAATGCGGTTGAACTAATTAACAAAAGAAGAATGATATATTTTTTCATCGCCATTGTGTTCCATCATACATTGATATTTGAAGTCTACCCGGACCAATAAGCTGTTTACTCGAAGTGCTGTCAAAAATTACGTTCCCGCCTGTTCGGTCTATGTTTTTAATCAATACAACACATCCATCTCTGAACGTTCCTGATGGATTGAAATTTCTATCTGATCCATTCGGGTCTAAAAAATAAATCGATAAAAACCTTTTTGAATCCGTAAACGTTTCATTGCCGGTCATGGTCGATGAATAAGAATATGGCGTACCGTATAAATCGACAAACCATCCTTCTGCCCATCGCTTTTCTTCATGCCCGATCTTGCCGAAATTGTCTTTTTTCGGCATTTGGCGGTCCCAATCGTTTACGCTTCTTGGATTTGTTCCAGCCATTATTGATTCATAAAGTAAATATCAATAGACGCTTCGTTATTGGTCAGAACGTAAGGATCCCACGCCACAGCCGTTGCTTGGTTTAAATCAATCGTTAGGTCTGATGAAATAGGTTGTCTAACAGGATTAAGATTTGTTGAGTTATCATAAAAATAAACTTGACCTTCAGCATCACTATCAACAGCATCAACACCTTGTCCAGCCAATAAATCAACGCCTTTATGGTAAATATAAAGATCGCTATCAGACGGAAATTCAAATGGCCCTTTTATATCACATCGTGGACCTGTTTCATTGCATAGGTCTGCATCAATCTCTACCTTATATGCGAACCATCCATATAATGGTCCGTGCGTAAATCCGGTTGTCGAACCTTCTCCTATCGTTATTTCAGGAACATCTCCATTAGTTTCATCTGAAGTGAACCGGATAGATATTTTTCTAATGGTAAGATTTGATCCAACTGACCGAATTAGATCGTCTCCGGTGACTATTGTTGATCCTGCCGCCCATACAAAAGACGGAAACAAAATCAAAAATAAAACAATCAACTTTTTCATGGTTTATTCTCCTTTTGGTTTAAAGCCTGTTGAATCTATAATAGGCGTTATTACCGCTATGAATGCCATCAGTCCATCATCTGGTAATACTCTTTCAATTATTGGCTTTCCACCAATTTCCAATAATCCTGAATATGTTCTTATATATCCATGGCTATAATATAATGATGTTCTCGGATCCCAATCTATTATCATGAATCAGTTACTATCGTTATAGCGCGTTGATCGCATCTATCGGCTGTAAATTTCAAACTTATTATATCTGCATTCATTTCAGTTTGAGTTAAATCTATCTTATAATGACCACTCCCTATTTCCGATACTGAATTTGAACAGCTTGCGAATGCTCCACCGTCCTTACTTATTTGTGCTGTTATTGTTTTTCCTGTTGCAGCGGTGACATGATCGTCATCTTTGACCATATAAAAAGTGAAGTTTGAAAGAGCTACATTTTTTTGTATTCTTACCGGAAGATTATCTATGCCGTAATCATTAACCGTTACGTTTCCACCGCTGCTATCTGTAACGGTTCCATGCGCTCCATAAATATTAACCGTTCCACCCGTTCCGGCTACCGTAACAGATCCTACAATCCCATGGATATTAGTCGTGCTTGATCCTGAAGATGTTATCGCAGCGGTTTTGATAATACCCCGTAATTCAACATTTCCACCGCCGGTTGTAATCGTATGGGTTCCGCCCTGTTCAACCTCTATAGAAGCCACGCAATCGCTTGTGAATGTCCATGTTCCACCACCAGACCATTTTCTGACCTGGATATTGGTTGTTTTGGTGACTCCTGAAAAATCGAACGTTGGAGCACCAGAACCAGCGACACCTGAATAGCAATGAAATAGATCTATGGTATCCGCTGATACACCGGCTGTACTGGTAAATGTCAGTGCCGAAATAGCAGAATTTTCAATAAACCCATAAGCCGATAAAGTAGCTGATGGGAAGTTACATTCTTGAAATGTAAAGGGTGAACCGTTTGTAGCCGTTCCGGTTCCTGAAACGTTTATCGACTGATAAAAATAAGATCCGCTAATGTCCTGACCCCCTAAAGCAAGGGTCCAATTATGACCTAAGAAATTCTGATCAGTTGTCGATGACGATAGCGTGATGGTAGACCCGTTTGTAATGCCCTGGCTTATCTGAGTATAAACACATATCAATCGATCTGTGGCAAATGCCGTTCCGTCTGATGACGAAAATCTGAATCTTACCTTGCCTACATTTGAACCAGAACCGACATGAGCAATAGTGGCCGTAAATGACCTTGCAAAAGGCGTAGACCCATTTGCACCGTTTATTGTTCCAACCTGATCCCATGATGTGCTGGCCCAATTATAAAAGGAAATTGCATATGAATCGCCTTGAGACTGAGCGTAGCCATACCATTCTATGGACTGAGGCACACCATCAGGGCCAACGTCAAATTGATAATAACAGTCAGTGCTTGTAGTGTCATCTTCGACTATATGATAAGTTCCGTCTTCCTGTATGGTTGCGGTATAGGTGTTTGTTTCAGGCTCTGCTCCGGCTTTGGTGAATGATTCAGCAGTTGTTGCTATGCCACCAGAACCAACAGCCAAATTTCCTACTTCGGTTATAACCGTATCGATTTGATCGCTGAGGGTTTCAAGAGTATCGCTATCGGCTCCTATTATAGTTGTTGAAGCGTCAGCGCCTTCTATTTGTGTTGTGTTCGCAATTATCGGTGACAAAGTACATGAACCTACAAAGCCGGATGGATTTTGAGAATCAACGGTTAGAGTACAGAAAACGGCAAACGTGTCGCCGGCCGCAAACCCGTTTCCAACCGTAGCAGCTACGGCTATTTCATAGCATCCAGCCTGATAATCAGCATGAGATAGAAGGGTAGCGCTTCCTGATAATAATGGAGCCGCATTACTCGCTGCCCCTGCTTCCCTCACATCGAATACGGCACTTGCACCGTCGTTACCACTTCCCGAAGTGTCGTTAGATGCAAACCAAAAATAAACCGTATCGCCTATTGTGGCGTGTTGATGACTCATAGTAGTGTCCCGTTAAAAAGATCGGCACCCAAATTAGGGCCTTGCAATTGATTCATTATTGATGCTCCGCCAACCGTAACAACCGCCCAAATCGCAACCCTTCTTCCTGCCGTTGTTCCATCAGAGGTATATGTCGCCGGAAGAGGCCCATATGATGGATCTGTGTCATAGTGTCGGGTAATTCCTGAAATACTGCTATCAAAGCCGTAATTACAAAAAGTTGCATTCTCAACGATTAAACACGTAAAATAATCTGCCGCGCTTATCGCTGTTGAATGCCCCCCTTCTGATAGATCCGTTGCGGCCCCACCAAAAGGACAGTCAATTTCTCCTGATTCATCGATTAACGAATTTGGATTTGCTCCTGAATAATTGTAGATTCCGACTCTATACCCAAAATCTGTTGCACCTGCTGTGTTTTTCCCCCAGGCATGAAGCTCTGTAATCGTGCCGTTATCGGCCAAGGTAAACGGGCCTGATCCGTGTAGCGTCGTGACCCCACTTGTCCAACTGCCTGGCTCTGTTGACCATCCAACATCAACATTTCGGATAACGGGATATTGGGCTGACCTCATAAACTGTTCAGGAAGTGAAATCCTTAGTTTTAAACCTTGATCGTTTACGATGTTAAGACTACACCATGATGACTTACCTTTTGAATCCGTTACTTTTGATCTGTAAATATGGCATAACTTTCCGTTTTTGGTGTTGTGTATCCACTTTCCAGATTGATCCTTCAAAGAAAACGATTTATCACAATAAACAGCATAAGACCCCTTTACGTTTTCAGGTGAACCAGGCTCATCTTCGGGCTGTTTGTAAAACGTTAATTCTTGAGAACATTTCAAATCGAATTCGATAACAAACGAAGCCGGGCATTCAGAAAACATAGACGACCATTTTAACCGATCACCTAAAACGCTATATTCATGTGATTCAATATTAAAGGTTTGGCCTATTACTCCGTTATTAAATTCTGGTTCGTTTCCGAGCGATACATCAAGATCCTTCCTGTTAAGATTCAGAAAATATAATTCATGTCCAGAATCACAGTGAAATGATGCATTTACATTCGGAACAAAACGATCCTCTGTATCGCGTTGACTTCCACCTATTTTAACAATAGGTTTCACATCGCCCAAATACAAAGCCTGATATTCCCTTTTGTTTCGTATCTGCGTTATCATTAAGGCAACGTTATCGTGTATTCACCATCTACATTTGCGACAATGGCCAAATTGTCTCCGTGTTGTGCCGCTGCTGGCGTATCATTGTCCAGGAATTTCAATAAATTCCTTAGACTGTATACGCCCTTGCTATTCAAATTTGTCGCATTAATAGGGAGAGAAGTCGTTTCAATAAAAGTATCATCGATTTCATTCGCTCCACCTGTTCCAAGGTCTTTTCCATCCCATTGGTCAATGAATGTCCTGATGTCCATTTCAACTTCCTTGACTCTTGTGGCAAGGTTCATTGCCAATTTAATCATATTGCTTTTGTCCATATCGTTTCCGGCCATTGTGTTTCCTCCTAATCTATTGGTGTGCTTTCAATTTCGATTATTCTACCAGTCCTTGTCATATTGGTTACTTCATGTTTCCATTTTTTAGGTGGTTGCGGTTCTATGCTAACTTTCGGCTCTAACTTGATTTCTGGTTTGACATCTGGCTTGACTTCTATTTTCGGCTGATCTAACTGTTTTGGTTTTTTGAGTTCATCAACGATCATTTTATTAACTGCTTGTAATTCTGATACCATTTTCATGGTACTTATTGATAAATCCGTAATTCCTTTAATAAGAGTTTGAAGTTCTTTTAAATATGCTTTCTCCTGGTTCTCTGCCGATGGACTAACAACAGACTTTAATTCAAATATGAAGTTAGTATCGCCTTCCAAATCTGGATTAAACGGAAGCCCTGTCTTGCCGTCTACAAGTTTGACCCCTTTATTTTTTAGTTTTATAAGATCTTTTAACGATATCTTTTCAGCCATCATTGATCTCCTGCCGAAAGTCTTTGTCTCCATGCTGTGACAGCGTTTAATATATCTGGATATTTTTCTATCAACTTAGCCTTGCCTTTTCTTTTAGCTTTCGTAAAAACATCCCGTATCTGTTCTCTTTTTTGGTCGTCCGTTAATCCCTTATAATCAGGACTTCTGACAATTTCGTTTAGGGTTTGTTTCAGGCTTTTCCCGGCGTAAAAGTCTTCGTTCATTAATTGTAAATAGTCATCGTATAGTTTAGGGGTCAGATCAACCGGCACACCTAAAATATCTTGTTTCTTTCCAGGTTTTGATACACCAAGTTTCAACCTGGTTAGTTCCTTGTCGATCTGGCTTTCTTTCCCTTCTGATACGTAAATAGGAGATATGGCTGAATAGGCTATTTCAGCCCATGACCTTTCGCCAGATCCTATTTGAGTGGTAATCGGTTCACCCCACAAGTTACGTCTTGGGGGAAGGTCTTTAGATAGTCCGGGTATTCTTGATTTCATAGAATCAACAAGACCATAAACCGCTTCGGTTTCTGGATCTATCGTTCTTTCTGCTTGAGCTACAACGGCAGGAACCAACGACCGAGCGTAATTCTGAATATATCGATTGCCGTACCTATCTTGATCATCCATGGCTTGAACAGCTTCAGATATGCCCCTGAGCCACGTTTTAGATGTCACGTTCTTTGAAACAGCCATCGTAATGGCTGAAGCTAAATTATCGACTTCAGGTGCTAATTCTTCCCCGGCAAGTCCGGTTATCTCTGAGAAATCAGCCGCAAGGCCAAAGACCATACCTAAAGGCTCTAAGCGTCCGTACTGAACGTATTTATTACCGATCTTCAGAGAATATGGCTTCCATCCCTGACGAACAAGATTTGCACGTAAATTCGGATCCGACGGACCACCACCGGTTATTTTTCCTTCCGCTGCCATAATCGCAGCGGTCGACATTAGCACGGACCCCATTGAAATACGTGCCAATGCTAAATCCCTTCTCGCTCCACCGGCTAAGATATCAGCCCTGATCTTATTTGAAGTCAGAGCAAACGGAGTTCGTTCAAAAGCGTATTTAAAAATATTTGTCGGCGTTCTCACAAAGGGAACTATTAACCTAACAACCGGGTTCTTGCTCCGAGATAAAGCCACTAATATTTCTGATTTCAAGGGATTCGTAAAAGTAGCGTACCTCGAAGCGTCAACAGCCGCTAAGTGAATATTCGGTGCTAAGGTTTCCGGGTCCCTCATTATCTCGGCCATTCGCCGCGCTCTTGCTTCTCCGATCAACCCTTCTTCCGATGCCATCCTGAATGCCTGGGCCCTCAGTTCCATACGGTAGCCCACAGCCTTAAAAAGCTCATCCTCAGCCATCAGAAAGCGTCCGGGAAGTCGAACGGTTTCACCCATAAAATCAACCGCTCTTGCAGATATTCCACCCTCTTGCAGAGCGTTTGGAGCCATCTTTTTAATAACCGGTAATTGACGAACATTTTCAGCGGTAATAGCCCGGTATCTTGCCGCTTCCAGCTTAGTCAATTCATCAGAGGCTTGACCGGTTCGAGCTACCTTACTGAAAGCCTTTAAACCGTCCTTAAAACCCTCTACAAGCCCGTATGCCTGTTGAAGGGCTTCTGTTTCTTTTATGACTTGCTCACCTGGCAGCACCCGTCCGAGCATAGCCGCTAAGAATCGCTCAGGTACTTGCCAGACAGCGTTTAATGAGTTTGATAATGAGTTTATGATATGGGTATGAGGGCCGCTTAAAAGACCGTTTATCCATATTTCAAGGAACATATCTTTTGTTGTAGCCCTTACCATTTTTGGTACGGCTTGAGTTAAGCCTTCTACGGTATCTATTGTAGCTATATGTTGAGCCATTTTCTCAATAGACATACCAGGAGCGGTTGAAAGAAGTTCTTTGATTTGACGAGTTTTGGCCTCAGTTGATCCGGCTGAAATCTTAAAGGCTTGTAATGCCCTGCCTGCTTCTGCTGTCATTCCAGACACTTGGGCTTGAATCGCATAATGAAGATTCATTGCTTTGCGAAATTCAAACATATCTTCTTGCGTAGCCGTAGTCGTATTGGCTATTTTTTGTGCTAATTCATGAAGATTTTCAGCCGATGACACTAAAATCCTTCTTGCCGATAACGATTCATTCGCGTTGAAAGCCTGGCCTTTTCGACGCAATAAAAGTTGTTCCGGTGTCATGCCGAAAAGATTGGCTAACAATTTTGTATTTTTATTGGTTACAACATTTCTTCGGGCGTCTTGAATTTCAGGTTCATAGATTTCCCCTACCCGCTGCATGATTCGTTTTATATCGTCTTCGGTTTCGACGTTTTTGAAATTGATATTTATGGCTTTATCTTTAAGTTCTAAATCGCTTAAACCTTCTGTAAATATTGTTGGTTCTGATTTGACATCGGTTGATTTCCGCGCACCCACCGCAACAAGCATCTTATGCTTTTTTACGTTTATTTGTTCTTTTTGTATTTTAGATAGTTCGGCTTTTACGTCTGTTGCTCCTTCAAGACGCTTACGGATATTCTTAATATCCCCAACCGCTCCGATCTCGTTATCAATCGTATCGTTCAATGTTTGAACAACTGATTTCAAAACTGATTGTTTTTGTTCTTCCGATAGGTCGGTTTCTTCTATGAGGTATTCACCATCCTTGCCTTTGGTGACTTTAGCCTCAAACAGCTTTTTAGTTTCTTCGATCCGCTTAGTTAATTCGGTTTCATCAAGTCCTTTTGTTGCTATTGTTGTTTCACCCTTCGGAGTCTGAACGTTGAAATATTCTAATCCGTCCGCTTCTCCGATATATTTAACGCCTGATTTTTCGGCGAGTTCATTACCGCCTTTTGTAAATCTTCCTATCGATCCGGTTTCGCTGGCAAGACGAAAACGAATATCATTGACAAACCGACTCACAAGCTCCGGTGATTCATTGGCTATTTTGCCAAGTCCTTTTCTGACTCCTGTTTCAATGGCGTTTTCCAGGGTTGCACCTGAGATAAGACCGGTAACAACATTAAACGGCAAGGCCAATTCAGGGTATTCAGGCTCAATAGCTTCCGTTGCTGCTCCGATTGGGTAATCAGCCACACCGCCGACAATACCAGCCAAAATAGCCCTTCCGAGTGCAGGCATTAGTTTCATGCCCTGTCTTAAACTGACAACACCTGTTCCTGCAAATCCACCAGACGCCGACCCAACAGGGTCAAGCATAGGTTCTTCAAGGCCGCCTTTCTCGACTTCCTCAACGGTCTTTCCGGTGGTTCGTTTCAAATCTGATTCGGCCTTGGTTTTTTCCAGCTGACCGGCAGGCGGTTCTTGCATCTGACGCGAAAAACTGTTAATATAAGACTGCATCGGAGCCGAATGGTATTCATGAGCGACTTGTCTCGACAACAAATAATCATTGCCCGCATCGTCTTCGTTATTTCTAAGTATATCTGCCATTTTCTGATTTTTATTTTGTCCGGTTATTTCATTCAATTAATTCTGAATAAGTTCGGTATCCATCTCAAACCGTTCTTTTAATCCTTTCCGATCTTCAAGTCCTTTATGGTTTTATCAAGATCCTTTTGGGTCTGTTCGTATCTCTGATTGTCCAGTAATGCATTTTCAAGGGTTTGAATGTTTCTGATTTCAAAGTTATATTCGTCTAAAGAAATCTCTCCATTTTCAAATGCTTGAACCGTTTCATATCTGGCTTCTGTAACATGAATCAGATTTGTCTTGTCTCCGTCGTTTTTCATGTATCTTGGCCGTGGAAGGCCGGACGCTTTAATCGGCCTATATGTTCCGAGTATGTCTGCCACAGATTTTAGTGGATCATCGCCAGAAGCTACCCTTTTTGCATAGTCTTCAAGTGCGAGGGCGTGTTTGGTTTTCAAATTGAAATCGGTTTCAAATTCCTTCGGTCTCATATAGGCATTGAGAACACCCAAGCCCAATGCGTAATTGTCAGAAGCAAGGGCTTTCCTCATACTAATAAAGGTCTCACCTTTTATCTGACCGCGTTCCAGCGCCATCGATAAAGATTCCCTTGCTGCCTGAAAGTTTTTAGATTCTATCAAATCATTAATATCAGCTACTATTTCAGGGTTGTTTTCTTCGGCTTTTTCATCGGTCCTGATTTTAGCCTTTAACCATTTATATGTACCTTCGCTGATTTGCTGTCCTTGAGCTAATGTGTCGGCATCTCTTTCAACATTCGGAGCGTTACTGTAATAAGCATCGATTATATCAAGGTCGTTCTGTTCAACTATCTCTTTTTGCTGTTTTTCGATCTCTCTTTGTTTTCGGTCGTAATCAGACCTTACGTTGTTTATGAGAGTTCTTTTTTTGTCTGAATGTAAGCCTGATGAATTAATGAAATCTTCCGCCTTTTCAATGTCCATCCCTTGAATTAAGTTATAAACCGTATCAACTTGCTGCTGTTCTATCTCTGTTTTCAGGGCTTTTTTATATGTCGCATACGCTTTAGAACCTATGTCAGTTTTCCATCTATAAAGAAATGGTTCGACTTTTGAGGGGTCTTTGGCTATCATGGCGGTTATGGTATCGGCTTTTATTTTAGCCTCGATATTCCCGGCCTGATCTGCTGTATAGGCTCCCCCTAAAAGACTGATGGCTAAGGCATGATAAAAATCAATCTTGTCCTCGATCGCTGAAACCTCTCCTTCTTCCGTTTCGTATGTCGCGTAAGGATCATCCGTGATTTCTGCTTCCAGATTCTGAAGGTTTCGAGCTAATACGGATTTGTTATAAACTCTTTCTTGATCGGCCTGGTGTTTTGCGATGGTGCCTATTTTAGATAGATAATGTTTTCCGGCATTCGTCCTGAATAGTCGTTCAGCGTCCGGGTTGTGGGTAAATTCTCCTGCTATTTTAGACATGGCCTCATTATGCCATTCTTTATATTCTACCGATGAATTGCGGGCATCGGCACCCCTTCTTTGCTCTATCTCTGTTTTTAATTCGATAGCCTGTTCAACGTATGCGTTATAGGCATTTGCAGCATCGGCGATATTCTGTTGTTTTTTTCGTTCTTCTGCTCTTTCGGCTAATAAAGACCCGATATCCGTAATGGTCTGTCCTGCTCTGTATAAGGCCGGATACTGACTTGTTCCACGTGAAACAGGTTGGTTAACGACTTGTAAAGACTTCTGATTTTCGTATTTTGGAACTCTCATTTCTTTTTCTTTATAAACTTCCCGGCACCTGATAATAATGACGTGCCGGATTGAATTAGCCCACTCTTAAACGCCTGATCTCCTTCAGCCAATGTCAAGGCAATCTCCGATTCTGTGCCGGCTATCTCCTGACGTGCGTTATAACGGATAATTTTTTCATCAAGCAGAGCGTTTCTTTCGGTTTCCGACATAACTTCTAAAGGGGTCCCTGAAAGATCGACTCCGCTTGATAAATATGCCACCCTTTGTTTGCCTTTCAACCGTTGGACTGCTTTCCTGTGTGCTTCAACATCTAAGTCGGCTTTTTGTTGCAAAGCAACCTTTCTGTTTTCCGATACCTTTGCATTGTATTTTGCAACCTGCCGCTGATAGGCTCCCTGTTGAAAGGACGATATTGCCGATATCGCTGTACCTGCTATCAATAACGCCTGGGCCATAAGTTACCTCAGAATAGAATAACGAATATAGTTTTCACGGTTCGGTCCGTATTGTAACGCTTTCCCTTCTGTCACAAATCCTAAAGACTCGATAAACTGAATACCCTTTTCAAAGCCCTGCAAAACATGGGCTTGAACTCTGTGATATCCGTTTAGTATTTTAGGAAATTCTCTCATTATATGCCGCATTGTGGTAACTCGATAATCAATAACGTCTTTTCCGAGTATCAACCATGCTTCTCCGACTCCATTCCACATTTCATGAATGCCGCCACAACCAATAACCTTTTTATCCATTATATACGTAAAGGCCGGACCTGTTGATTGAATATATGCCCCGACATACATCTGAGCATTTTCTATATCCATTCTGTGAAGATGGTCTATTTTGAATCGTTCTATCAATGTCTTGAAATTACAACTTTCTTAATGCTTGATGGAGCATAATATTTTTCATATTCTACTGTATAAATCCATACGCCATTTTTAATTTTTTCACTTGCAACTGCTTTAGCTAATTTGTATGAATTAGCTCCGTAAGTACAACTATCATTGTCATAAAAATATATCTTAATTTTCATGCTTTGGCCCATACAAAATGCTTTGAATTTTCATTGCAGCACATCCATCCAGTAGCTTTTTCTGGCACTTCTGGAAAAAGCCCTTTTGTTTCTTCAACAAATTCATGCATCTCCTCTATTGTATTAATATCTTTTTGCACTCTCATTTCTGTGTGCCCATCCTTGAATTGCAAACACATTTGCCATAACATTAATATACCTCTACATCTAAAATTAATCCCAAAACAGTTAGCGGCCCTGGCTGAAGCTGTCTTAAAAAAATAACCCCATCCGTGTCCCTGTCCTGGCTGATTATAATATCTTGGTCACTTTCGGCGGTATATGTTGTAAAAACATCATCAAGTGTCGATGAGTCCGGCCCTGCTTTACAACTTAGTGACTTGTAAAACCTGCCAGTTACTTTGTTTATACGCTTCAAGCGGCCGTGAACTGTCGAAAACGGACTTGAGGCTGAGAGTCTCATAGTCTTTATGTCTGTATAATAGGTTAGCCCTACATGAACGTCTGACGCTGCTGTTGATAGGGTTGTGGCCCCGCTTGAAACTGTTTTGTTGTTCACAACTAAGCCATCAGCCAAAACCGCTACTGCTTCACCTTCCAAATGACTCAGACCGGTTATAGAGGTTGCAGCGTCGCCTGAATATGTGGCTGATGCATCCGAGTAGACAGCATCATTAATTGATGCAAAATAAAACGGCTTTAACCGTTCGACGTATCTAACATTTGCTGAATTAATCACCCGCTGAACGGTCAACCATAATTCATCATCGGTAGTACCTGGGATAACAGCCATGGATTCAACGTCTGCGATATCCCCACTTGAAGACCACCGCGCAAGCCGATGAGTTGCCCATGCATAAACATCATGTTCAGGCATAAAAGAAAGTGTCGCCATAGTCCCATCGGATAAACGACACCATATTAATTGATTGGGCTGTTGCTGGAATACTATCTCTTCTATCGTGACAGAATCAGTGATATGCTCCGCTAAAACACTGAGATTGGTTGATTGATATGAATCGGTATCAAAAGAATATTGAAACCTTCTGAGTTTTTTCCCCGGCCTTTGGACAAATATCGTATCTCCACCGATTTTGACCGGCCTTTGGCCGTCGCTCCCAAAATCGGTTGACTTTCTAACCAGTGGCGACTCTGTGGCATCAATCGCGCTTTCAGCACTGTCACCTGTAATATACCACTCACCGCCTGTTGTACCTACCAAAAGGCGACGCCCCGACATCAACCATTTTATAGCGTTTACTTTTTCTGCCAATAGGGTAATCGTTACCCCATCAGAAGCTGTAACAGTTGAGTTTACAACAAAATCCTCATAATCTCCGCTTTCTGACATCCATAATGTTTGTGGCTGATTTGCATTGTTTGCAAAAACCAACCTCTCTTCAAAAAATGCCACAATAGACGGCCATCCCCTGTAATCACTCCACGAGCTTTCATACCAATCCGCAGTCGCAACATGACCCGTTAAATCATCAATGACAGTAGCTACAGCATTAGTCGAATCAGTCACGGCGGTAATGATATACATTCCGTCGTCGTGCTTAAAATAAGCTCCGACATGACCCGAACTAAAAAACGCCGCAGAAGCAACTACATCAATTCCAACTCCTGTGACCGCTGAAGGGTCTAATGTTATATCGGTTGTGTTGATGTCCTGAAAGGGTGGAAACCTGTCTGCTACAGCACTTGTAGCGTCCGTCCATGCAAAATCAGTAAATGCCCATGAATCGTGTGCTGTTCTGGTTAGCTTGCGGGGTATATGGTCCTTATGGACGATATACATAGTATCGGCAGATTGAACGTAATTAAGCGCTTCAAGGTCGCCTTCTTTATATGACGTTGCAGTTGTATATGTGGTGCCTGATCCATCACCTGAAGGATACGGGAAAGTAGGGACATCGAAATCAGTACCTATCGTCCATCGTGCGGCTTTTGATACTCTAAATTCTTCCAACCATCCCGAATATGCGCTCAGTCCGGTACAGGAGCCTATAACCAAATCGGCAGCAAGATCAGGCCAATCCATATCGGTATCGGTCGTGTTATAAACCCACGTCCCGTTGACTGCGTAACCGATATCATCACCATCTCTTACGATAGCGACATGATACCATGCATTATCGCTTATATAATTTCCGGTGGTGGTTGACGAAAATAGAGTTGAAGCTGTGTCTCTTATTTCAAATGTGATATCATCAGCGCCGTTAAGGTACAGTCTAACAAAATTGTCAGCATCATCGTACTGCTCGAATATGCTCTCGCTTCCAGACGTTGCTGTAGTCCGTACCCAAAAATCTATGGTGTAATCACTGGCCCCTATATTCCAGTAATCATTGACACCATCTGAGTCTGAAACACTTAAATAATCACCGGTTCCGTCAAAATACCCCGATGCCTGGCCGAATTTCTTTTGTGACGTGTCCATGGCGGCATCGCCGCTTTCGGTAACTGTGTGAGTGTTTGTGCCTGAATCTGTAAAGTCGGTAGACCCGTCATAATCGTCAAAATGAAGAAGCAGTTCTGTATTTGCATCGACTGTTTGGACCAAACCCCCGTCAGCCCATACCCTCAATAGTGAATCTGTAAATTCAAGGATATAGGCTTGATCTTCACTGAAGATAAAAGGTATTAATCGGGCCTTGCTGCTTCCGTATGTCGCGCCTAAATATTCGGTTCCTGGCCTTCGAGTTATACCGCCTTGAGGTAGGGGAATAGCGTTTAAAGCGGTTTGAAGCCCTGAATTGTATTTGTCAAAATCAATTCTTGCCCCAAGAAGAGGACTTAGCTCACCGGAATTGAATGATGTTATAATGACATTCGCGGCTTTTGCTGTGCCTAACAGAAAGGTTAATATAAATAATAGTATTAGGGAGCGTTTCATTTAATCGATTCTTTCACTTAAAGACCTATGGACGTATCGCCCATCTATCCATACGCCACGATTATCAGTAGTTCTACCTCTCGCCACTATCCATGGATCTTTGGTTGGTCTGGTCTGTCGTTTGTTTGTAGCAGCCATATAAACAGCGTCGTTATAAGCCCGATCGTACATTGGTTGTAGAATGTCTCTAATGTGAAATCTTGCTTCTTTAACCCCGATCAGACCTGGTGCAGCCTTTATCGCTAACCTGGCCACAAAAGCATTGATAAAAAGCGATGTCCATATCAGACTTTACATACTTCAACACAGCATCTTCGGCTATTGTCAATAATTTGACATCACCTGATATGCCTTTCAATTCAAAATCCTGCATCCCTTCAAGATCGATTGCATAAACAAAATCCGAAGGAAGATCATACACAAACCCTGACTGATACTTTGAAAGCGGTTCGAGCTTGACCATTTTACCGCCTGAAGTATACGCCGACCAATTTGTTGAATTTATCCCGGTCAGACTTCCTGAATTAGCGTCAGACTTGGTAAAATGATAAGGGTCTGTCCGGTTAACCTCGGTCATTCCGATTACATCATAGACCTTTACGTAATCACCGGTTACATATCCGTGGGATGCCGCTGTAATAACAGCCGGATTAGCCTTGGTGATGTTCGTAATGTCAATCGGTTCATACGTATATTCTTGATTATATTCGTAATATCCAGACGTTAACACAAGCGGTCTATGTTCAACGTATTCTGACCAAGGATTGAGTTCAATTAATTCATCCCTGGTAGGCGCATAAAGAAGGTTCAAAAGATTGTCAACTGCACCGCCATCGGATCCTAGTGTTGATATCTGTTTGGTAATACCACAAGCGCCTAACACAAGATTGGCTATCTGTGTTGAAGTAGTAAGGGTTGTCATGATGCCCCCTATTTAGGGGTTGTGGTTGTTTCAATAACTGGCTTTTTCGGCTGTTTGGGCTTTTTCGGTTCTTTTGGCTTTTTCGGTTCTTCGATTTTTTCAAATGCCGGTTTTTTTCCACGTTCAAGGTCTCTCTGAGACAGCTTTACAAGGCTGTTGCCTTTTCCATCTGTCGGTTCGGCATCAAAATCATATTTCGTGCCAGCAACAAATCTTTTCCCACTTGCATCGTTATGCGATTTCAAACATAAAAATTTCATACTTTCTCCTTATCTTACGATGTCTTGGGCTTGTAGCCCGGTCATTTCCTGGCTGTGGTCAACCGCACCGGATAAGACGTCCTTGCCCTTGAGCATTTTCCAGGTATGTTCATGGGCAAGCGCTTCAACCTTTTTGGTTGTTTTTGGTAATTCGAGACCATAGTTATTTTTAATATCGCTTAGTATCTGAGGCACATTCCGTGGGTCTTTAGCTGCCAAGGCTTCAAAATCAAGATTTGCTGTCTGCTCTCCTGAAATGGACTTGGCTTCACCGATAAACCCGTCAAGAGGCTCAAAAGCAGGAGTCTTTACAGGAATGATATTGGCCATATGACATTTCGGGCAGCCCTGGCGAAACCTGTTTATAGGAATGATGTTTCCATTTTTGTCTGTTTCAGGCACCCATGCTGACGCAGGCACTTCCCATTCGTGGTTGCATCCGATGTTATTTTGGTTCTTGTCCCTTCTGATACATCGAAACACGATAGGACCAAATAGAAGATTCCCCTTTCCGTCTCTTGGAGGTTCGTCAAGTTGTACGATTTCACCGGCCATTAGCCTAACACCGGCAAAGACAAATTTGTTCTTTCTGCTGCCTTTTAAAATTCTGTAATTCGCCATTTTCTATCCTTTCATTCTTCGTATTTTCTCGGCTGAGGATATAACGGTTTCCCATCATTGTAAGTACGTTCAATTTCTGAACGGTCTTCCTCAGATCCGAATTTCCAACCCCAATCAATCCAGCCTTGATAAACTTCGAGTTTTATTAATTTCGGTTGCGCTTGCATGATTAGTGGCTCATCAATATGTGCAAAATAGAATTTTTGAAGTTCTTCAACGTCTTCTGGTTGACGCTTTTCTGTATCTATTGAATCGCCACACCTCATTTCAAACTCGGTACAGTATCGCTTTAAAATAACCGGTATGTGTTCGGGAACATTTTCTCTTACCTGTTTATATCGATTAATTCCCATCTCCTTAGAGTCTGTATAAAAATAACCGCCATATAAACCCGGGACATAGTTTCTTAATTCTATGCCGCATTTACACCAGCAATCAGGGTCATTTTCTGCCATTTCCCTTTGTATATTTCTTAAAAGAATTAATTCTGAATGCTTTCTCGGCTTGACCACAATCTTCCAGCAATTAATACAGAAAGGCGGTATCATGTTGTACATTTCTGCCAATTCTTGTGCCCTACGGCACCACATACCCCTTTTTTTATCGTTATTTACGAAATCCCATGGAGTATTCCAGTCTGAAAATCCGTTAGCAGTTACCTTTTGGGTTTCAAGGCTTATATAATTGCGCTTTTTCCATTCCTTAGAAGTGTGTCGATAAAAGTTTGTTCTATTCAATACTGAATAGCTTGTTATTTCTGGTGGATAGTCCATTTATTCCTTTTTTGAAAGGGGTGTTATCGGACACCCCCTAAACCGGTTAATGGTTAATCGTGAACTTCAGGCGCTTCGGCAAGATAAGCATTCATATATCCTGCCGTTACCGTTCCGCTTGCGGAGGTATAGGTCACACCCCAGTATCGATTCATGCCTGTTACCGGAACCGGTAAAACCTTCTGTGTGCCTTGAGTGTCACCACTTGAAAACGTCACCCTGGCGTGTTCCGTGCCGCCGGAATGAATGCTTCTGTCTGCGGCTTTGCTCTGAATCTTCGCAATGACTTTACCACCTGCAATGGTTTCGGCACCGACTGTAACGACCACGACCGGGGCTTTTGCTTGTGCTCCTATTCTCGCGTCATATTCCGTTGTCCCGAATGCGTTCACACGGTCTGACCCTTCATCCATGGTGTCTTCTGATGAAATTGTGGTCCCTGACGAAAGAGACCCGGATGCGATATCCTGCTCGTCAGAAAAATCATATAGTGCATCTAAAACTGTCATGTTATCACCTCCTTATAACGCTGTTTCGGTAATGGAAATCTGATCAACCTGACGAATGGGATAACCGTTAAAGTTCAACGGCATCCCGCCGGCATCAAGACCTTCATTCCGACCGAAGTAAACGTTATTTTTGTCTTTCAATCGCTTCCATGCCTGAGCCATCACGTTTTTGTGCATATAGATACGTGTGGTAGGCCCGGTTTCCATTTCAACCAAGAGATCTATTAGATCATCTTCACTGAAAATGTTCGATGTATCCGATTTCCCCGATTCGACTGAAGCGATTCTCCCCATATACTGGGGATCCCTTACGACAAGGCCACCTTCCCATTTAAAATGGGTGATGTACCATTTGTTGATGGTAGACGATGATTCGATAGGCACAAGCCCAAGGTTATAAGACTGAAGTCCGCCCTGAGTCCCTCTGCCGTAAATACCGTAACATCCATCCGAAGGACTCCATGTAACAACGAAAATTGACGTACAATCCGAACCGGACCCTCCTGCATCAATCACGTTGGTATCGGTAGCGGCGTCCATTCTCGGGGCAAATCCGGTAAACTCTTCTGGCAATTCCGCAGCGTTGCCGTAAAATAACGACTCTGCAAACGTCTTTCCCATACCGGAAACAAACGCCATATCTTCCTGAGATCGGAAGGCATTTACCCCCCCTGGCGCTGCTTCTGCCAACCTGAAGTCAACTTTCGAGTAGTCTTCAAGCATTCCAACAACATCCACAATCGGAACTGTCTTGGATGCATGATAAGCGACTCCTGCGTTCAACTTCCTGTAAGTTCCGGTCGGTTCGGCGTGTCGTCTCACCGTCCGGTTAGAGAATGTTTCGTTTGACTCCACCCATGGGATGTCATCTAAGATCTTGTTTTTTTCGTGCAAAACCTCTGCAATCCTGGCCGGATTCCCCATAGGGTCTATACGTCCGGTCAACTCTTTAAGAGTTAAGTTGGTTAGTGTCTGTGCTGTCATTTATCGACCTCCATCCGTCGAATGGAGTCCTACCGATCAACCGTACTGTAATCAAGTATCGGTCTTCCGTCTGCGCTTCTCGGTATTTCCCCTCTCGGCGTGGTATCTGGTAATATTAAATGACCCTCATCAATCACACCACCAAACGCTGCCATTGCCATCATGAACTCGGCATCATCGCCCAAACCCGATTCGTCCAGCTTTTTGATAAGGCTTTCTGAAAAGAATCTTGTTTTTACCTTAGCGACCAATTCTTCTTTGGCACCTCTGGTAGATCCCCATTCCTTATCAAGGGCCTTGCTTGATGCTTCCCGCGCAAGTTCAATTTCCTTTTTAGCGGCTTCCGCTGCTTCGGTATCATCGGCCATGTATTTCTGGGCGCGTTCAAAATCCAGGCTTAGGATTTTCTGAAACAACTCTTGACTGATACCGTTTTCATGGGCAAACGCCTTAAAGCCTTTCAGGGCTTCCTCATCTAAGGGCACCCCTTCGGGTACTTCTGGTATTTCGTAAGCGTCTGCGTTTTCTGGCACTTGAGGTGTGTTTGATTTTAGGTCAACAAATTCCTGCGCTAATTTTGCAGGGTCCATTTCCTTTAGTGCTTCATGATCCCTTAGCGTTTCAGGTAAGGTTTCATGAAACGAAGGCAATTTAGCTTCCACATACCCACCGGTGTCATCCTGGGTGTAATAGGTAACTTCTGCCTGTTCGTTCATCTTAAGATCCTTTCTTTTTGATTTTGGCCCACAAAAAAAGGGAAGTGCACGAACCGGAACTTATCCGGCATGGAGTCCATGCACTCCCCTTAATTTGCTGTCCTTCAGGTAGCGAACCTAAAGTGAGGCCTGACCGTAAAATGATTCATTGTCTCCATATAGTTTTTTCATCGTTTCGTATTCGTGCTTGTTTGCATAATACACAAGCGGTTGATGGTTGTCTTGCATCTTGTTAAGAAGATTAATCAAATCTTCCTCTGTGAATGTATTTGCCCCGACAACCGCCTTGTCCGATTTGTTAAAAGCGTTAATCGGCACTTCGCGCCATTCTTTCTTCTTAAACAGCCACCCGAAAATTGCCGCTATTGCAGCACCGATAATACCCTTTAATAACTGTCTTCTGTTTAATTTCATTGATTCCTTTTCGTAAAAATAACCCTTTTAAATCCGGTGATTGTTTTCTTGATTTCAAATAAGCAATTAATACTATCAGCAATTTCAGACAAGCACTGATTCGTCTCTTTGGCATGACTATCAAGCGCCGCTATTGCAACCACATGCCTATAACCGATATGGTCATTAAACCCATTTCAATTGTTTTCATGATTTCAGACTTAAATCGATCTTGCCAATTATCAATTATCATGGCTTTATAATATACCCCTTGCTCGTACAATCAGACCCATTGCAATACTGAGCCTTAATGGTGTGTGATGTCGTCTTTGTTCCAGATTGAGAACATGCAATTATTAAAACACAGAGTACCAAAGCTATCTTTTCCAGCATACCGTCTTACCGCCTTTCGGTCCTTCCTTACGGGTTATTGCACAAGTCAGAGTGGTTTTACCCTTCTTGATTGTACGGTATTTCTTGGCTCCGCCTTGACGCTTTATTTTCCGGTCTACAACTAACGGCATCTATATTAAATCCAATATATCCTTTGCTTTAATCTCTGAAATGTTTCCATTTTCATCAATCGTTAATAGCGGATTTGCCATGGCTTTGATAATCGTATCGAGTTTTTTATCCAGATCTCGGATCATACAAGCAAGATACCTTACTCTGTAATCTGCTTCTTCTTCACTGATAAGTTCATCAGGAACTTGGTTTTTTGCCATCCCTCATCCTTTCCATGTACTGCTCTTTTATTTTATTAGCATGTTGAGCATGTACCCATTGATGGGTTTCAAAGTCAGCGGTTGCAACCAGATCCATCAACGCACGTCCCCAATCAACCAAGGCAATGTTAAAATATGTAAAGCTGTTTCCGGTCATTGCGCTTTCATGCTGGTAAGTATTTGATATTAAATGTAAAAGAACACGTCGGCCATGACCGGTGCCGAACGTCTTTTGAACGTCTGATATTAATTGGTTAAACGCTTCTCCTTTTTCGGACTCTCTAATATCCGGCCCGATGTTTAATAGGCGTTCTGTTGTTGATAGTTGGTTAGACATTATCTATAACCTCATCTACCCACGCTTTCGACCAAGACCCCGAAGGATACGCGGCAATGCTTTCTTCGTATTTAAGCAACCTGCGCTGAATAACTAACGTACCACCATATGAAATATAGAATGTTGAATCTGGATGTTTATCAATAATCTTCCCCTCAGTCTGGTTTATTGCTACACAAATGGTAATCATGACAATCCTTCCTGAAGCGCCCCAAGATCTGCACCACTGGCGTCCTTGGCTATTTGCGCCCCTTGTGACATTTGTTCCATTAGCTGCTGTGCTTGCTGTGCCAGTGCTCTCTGGTCCCTGATTGCTGCTACTGTCTTATCGTCATTGATAATTTTAGGTGGTGCCCCGGTGACTTCAACGTATTGGTCAAGAACCTCGTCTGAATCGATCTTATCAAGCATTGACGGCCACAGTTCAGCATTTTGACCCACAAAACCGAGCACCATTTCAATCGGCTGCAAGCCTATTAGCTTTTGAGCCTGGGCCAGTGTCGATATGAACTCTACCTTCAGTTCCGCCCCTTGGATCTGTTCGGGCGGTCTTTCGATTGCCCCTGCTCTTGACATAATACCAAAGGTTCTTTGTACAAGAGGTGCCAGCCCTTCCGTGTGTATCCTATCAAGAACAGGGCTAAGGAGAGCAATTTTCTCCTCTTTTCTCTGCGCGATCTCATACGCCGTAGGCGGTTGCGCTCCTGGTCGGTCAATAAGTAAACGAAATAGGTCATTGAAAAACCCCTCAAATATCTGATTCCTGGTGTCTTCTATCCTGACGAAAGTAGCATTATAATCAAATCGATGTTCAAACAGCTTGTCAATACCCTTGCCATTCCCACCGGCTCTCAAGGTCGGGTCTACGTTCTGAGCACCAGGCAATAATGATAATTTATCGTTATAATCGGGCGGTATCCTCATTGGCGGATCCGTCTCAAGGTGTCTTGCCTTTAAATCATCTTCATTAAGTGCCTGAATCATCATACAATTACCAAGCTCGTCTTGCCCAGGACCGTCACCATAAACAGATTGAGTCGTTACCGTATCCCACCGTGGAGCGAATACCGGAAATTCTTCAAAACCGCTCATTCCCAATATTTCATAGTTTAGAGTCTGTGATATCTCCTGGTCTTCCCAATACACAGATTCATATGGCATATTCTGATTATCAATCTTTGTGGTGTCCCTGCCCTCATTTGGCTTGATACAGTGGCATATCGTGTGGGGTTTGTACTGTCTGTCTGATGCCTGATAATCGCCTAATATCTTTTTTGATACGTTCGTCTCTCCAAACTTATCAACTACGTTCTTTGCGGTCATTACATATCTTCGATACATCGTATCAATAATGCCACGTTCGTTAACTGCATAGTAGGTTTCACCGAAAGCGAATGTATAGAACCTCACCAACGTTTCAAAGTCTGCCAGTTCCATCATACCGCCCGGCATACCAAAACATAGTAGCTCCTTGTACCATGGTGAAACAGCGGTATAAAAATTAGATAACTGAAGCGCCTCAAGCATCGCATTTGTGGTATTGTGAAGCCACTGACGTGTAGCATCGTCTTTCATTAAATCATCGTCTCTAAGGGCCAACCTGATCCATGGACGGGCTTTTGATGTCATGCCCCCCATTATTCCAGCGGTTGCGTTTCTAACGGCCTTGCGTGGGGCAGAATCAATCATCATTTTCTGTTCACGTCGCTTTTCAGGCGTATCAAACCCTTCAGACATATAATACATGCCTTTTCGAGGTACAATATATTGTGTTATGTCTCTCGCGTCGTCTTCCCTGCCGCTTCTTTTCCTTTCTTCCGTCAGATATTTTAAAGCCTTTACGTAAGGTTCGGCCGGCTTTCTGATCTGATAGGTCAGCTTTCGTCTGAATTGTCCGAGTCCGTCATTAGGCATTTTAATATCCTGCCAACTTGGTCTTTAAGGTTTGGGCCTGGCCCTGTACACCCTGGCCACCGGTCACAATCGTTGACCTCCTTCCCCTTGATAGTCTCTGACGCCTCCTAATATCTTCATTAATACTCGATACGTCTTCAGATGTGACTTCAGGCTTCGGTTCAGGTGCAGGCACACTCGGTAGTTTTGGTTTTGAAAATAAGGCTGTCATGATTCACCCGTTAACTCTGTTATTGATCCGTCTGGATTAAATATAAACGGTCGGTTCCCCTTGCTTTTTGGTAGGCATCCGGTAAACTCTTCGGGGTCTTGAATGTTCCATCTAATATTTTCATCGATACTCGATACGTCTTTAGGTGTGACCTCTGGCTTCGGTTCAGAATATTCTTGATTTGGAATATTATTGGCTAAAAACCCGCTTTTTTCTGCATCTATATTCTCGTTTTTGCATATACTTGTTGGTTTCTGATGCTTCAAATTATCCCATCTAATCCGGTCAAAATTTTCTTTATACCGCTTACTCGGCACCCTCTGACCTTTGCCGAATACTATTGATGTATTGGATATTAGGCGTTTACGGCTCATTAATCTACCGAAACGTATGATATTCTTTTAATCGAATGTTGAGGATAGAATCGATCAAACTTACCATCAACTAACCATATACCGTTTCTTGCAATTTGCTCAACTCTTTTAATAGCGGTGTCTTTGTCGTCTACAATATCAACAACAGTCTCTTTAGGTTCACCCACATTGACTTGAATATGTATTTTCATTTAATCACCTTTCCAGCGGATTATACCGCTTCTCCGGTCTTTCCGACCGAATTAATTGAATCTTTTCGGTTAATCTGCACGTTTCGCACAAATCGCCTTTATTCTCAACATCATTGGTGCATCTTCGTCCTGAGCATTTATGATGATTGATACGGATAATCTTCATGCTGACCGCCTTAGTGGGTCATAGTTTTGGGTCTGACTTACAAATCGTTCGATTCTATCTCTCTTATCCGGCTTTGGAAACTGAGCGTCTAAATCAGGATCCGTTATTCTGGCAGCACAATCAAGTATATCATCGTGTGACGCAACCGGAAACATCGTCATTTCATCGTCAATAAGCTCTTGGGTCAAATCGTGCAAATCGTGTTGTTTCTTTTCATAATCTATGAATAACAGCCTTGTTGGTATGAATAGCCGATGATTCTCACATATAGGTATCAGCTTGCCTATTCTGTCGTTCTTTGCCAGCGGTCCCTTGAGCGGCATAATCTCGAATCTATAATTCTCTTGTCGCTGTACGTATTCTATATGCTCTATATCGCTGTCTTTTCCGTATTTCTCATAACCTGTTGCCAATGGCTGATAGAGACGGTGGAATCTAATCAGGTGTCTCGTGCGCTCTGTTAGATTTAATCTATCCCTTAATCCGTCAATCAGATAATAATTATTATCGTCATTCAGCCCGATAACCAGCATAACGGTATAATCGTTCTCTTTTTTCTTTTCACCGGCGGGATCGCATAACAGATATCGATTCATCTTTAACCATGCATCTTGACATGGATTCCAGTATCTTAAATCTTCAGGATTAAACCCTTGAACCTGGTCAGCTGTTGGATCTTGAAGTATCTGACATCCGAATGTGTATGAACCCATGTCTCTACGCTTTTTGTCTAATAGTTCCTGTGGCCACAAGACCGGTTTTCCATCAACTTTACCGTTATCTGTACCAGGATATAGACGCAAATCAGCAGAATTACGCTTAATAATTTCCCTGTATGGATCATTAGCATGATAGCGAGTACCAACGTAACGAGCGACATCAACGCAATCGGGGTAAGCACGGGAGGGGATAGCAGAACCCAACGACAAACTAAGTTCCCACATTTTAATAGCTTTTTTAATGATCTCAGCATTCCCTACATGCCTTTCGTCAATAATATCATCGTAGACTCTGATTTGATAATGTCTCGAAGTAGGCATAGCATCGATAAGACCCCATGCTTCAATCGTTGATTCCTTTGGCTTTGTGTTTCTCTTGACAATGATTCCGTCATCAAGGGACCATTTACGGGATTCTTTCTTCGGGTTTTGATATAATACATCAGGATGCGCTTCTTTGAGCTTTTCGTTATCCTCCATGTCTTGCATAATCCCGAATAAAAAACCCTTGGATATAGGCCTGTTAAGACTGAAAAACCCGAAAGTAATGTCTGGGTCGATGAGGATGTCTTGGATTGTCTTTCCATGGGTGATAATGGTTGATTTATAGTGTTCCCGCGCCCACAGATCAAGGTTGTTGTTTGGGTTGTATTGGACTTCCCGACATCTTTGATAGAGCCAATCATCATCAATACCAGGCTTTTCAAGGATTCTACATAAAAGGAAAAATAGATCGTGTTTGTCAAGGTATGAAACAACCACTCTGAGCTTTTCTTTTCCATCTTTAGCCGCTTCATGTAAGACCTTATCATAAAACGCATGTGCCTCAAGTCTCGTGGGTAACATACACTTTACCCAATAGATCGCCTAATGGTCCGTCAATACGTACTTTGCGTTCAGGTGTTTCGTCTTTAACACGTTCAAGAAAATCGCCTTCTGATCTGCCCAATAGTTCTGATGCTTTTAGTCTGTCTATTCCATCTTCTTTACCACGCATTGCTTGTGTCCAAAAAATCTGACGCTCTTCCCTATTTGCTATCAGAACGTTAGATTTTGTTAACTCTCTTTTTCTGATTGCTTCTTGAATGTGCTTATGTTTTTTCATGGTCATTAATTGCCGACCATAATTATATGAAAATCCAGCAATTTCAGACGCTTTCTTTATGTCGCCATCAAAAGAATCGATAAATCTTTGTTGCTTAATGGTTATTTTCTTTGGTTTTCTTTTTGGCATAATCTACTAATCACAAATATCATAATTCCAACACAGAATATCGTTAGCCATTTGATCGCCATTGTCTCTGGCCTTTCTAAGCCAATAAACGGCTTGTTCCCTGTCTTTGTTACCGTACATCATTCCAAGCCTTAATTGATCGTCCACACTTCCAAATGTTGCTCTTTCAGTTACCTGGTTCAGTTCTATCTCTGCAATAATATCTCTTGCATATAATACACATATAATTGAAAATACTATGAATATTGTTGCTGTAATTCCTTTTCTAACCATACCATACTCAATATAATTAACATTGCAAGAATGGGTATATGAAACGGAAAATATACCATTGAGTCCACAATAACCGCTAATAGGATCAGGGCCGGTCTTGGATCATTAATATTACGAACTCTTACCAGAACGTTTATTAAATATCCGATGATTAACAAAAGACCTATCTTTCCCATTTCCATGTCCGTTTGAATAAACTCATTGTGGGCTTGCAAATAGATCATGGGTCTATTTGACCCGGACCATTCAGAAATTTTTTCACACACAAAACAACGATTAGATCTTGTGTCACGAAGATTAAATATCTTTTTCCAGTGTCCAAGCCCGGCCCCGAATAGTGACGTATTTCTTATCGCGCCATAATCTTTATTGTCGTTCACAAGCACATAATCGTTTTGCCTGATTTCTCCGTACATCTTCCAACACGCCCACCTGGATTTATAATCAGGATGGTCTATGAATTTGATATATAAGAACAATCCGCAAGCTATGATAATAAACATGATTATAGCTTTTTTTCCAAGCCATACATACGAATAATATGTTAATGCCGGGATTGTAGAAATAACTCCACCAACTGCTTTAGCCATTATCAAGCCAGCAAAGACTATGGGAATTCCGTACCATAGCTTTTTGTCGAATAGTACAGGAAGACAGAATGCGAATGCGGCTGACAGGGAGTTTCTATTATCCAAAATACCCATTCTCATCTGACGATCTGGAAGAAACAGTTTCTTGTTTATTATTATGGTTAGGTCAAGATTTAATAGTTGGGCTATTATGAAGATGAAATTGGCAACCGAAAACAGACAGAATATTGTAATAATTGCATTTTTATTGTAAACATGAAAGATCGTAACGAATAATATGGCTCCGAGTATGACTGATAATAGTGCAGCGCCTGATTCTTCTGTGTTATATATATTCGCTGAAATCATGGAATAGAACAAAAAAAATCCTATCCATAAATTTATCTCAGACGCTATATAAAGACCGAAAGCGAAAATAGTAACCCACATAAAGATAAAGCTCATATTAAATCTTATGTTTTCGCTTAAATTGTAATATCCAAAAAAAGGCGGTCTTTGTGTCATGGCTATAACTAATAGTATATAGATTAAACCATTAAGAATCTGTCTTTTTCTCGTATTGGAAATAAAATTCATAGAACCGCATCACCTTTCCTGCCTGTGTGCTTGTATCATTCCGTCCGACCTCAAAAACAACGCTAGCCCCTTCTGCCATTGTTTGTGGTTCAGCATCTACATTTGGTGTGAATGTTAGCTCCTCGGTAGTTCCTGCTGTGGCTGTTACATCAGCCTGTCTAACTCCTGAAGTGGCTAATGTAGAACCGGTGCTAACTTTAAAATACCACTTTAAATTTACATTAGTCGCAACACTATTATCTGCTATCGCCTTAACTATTCCGTTTCTCCAATAATCTGGCGGAAGGGGAACAGATGTTATAATTGTATTGTCGTGGTCATGTGCAAGACCTACAGCACCTAACATTATGCATGGCTTGCCGCTATTTACACTTAAAAGTGCTTTTCCTGCTGGTCCTGATGCTGCGCCCTCTGCTTCTGATTCGACTATCCTAGTGCCGTCATTATTAATGAACGATGTCAATGGCATAGGAACAATTCCATATCTTTTCCAGTTCGGATGATGAGGTTCACCGAAAGCAAAGGCATTTGCCGATATACACAGCAAAAACAAAATGGTTAAAATGAATGAAATCTGTTTCATTTCATATTCTCCTGTAGATGGGTTTTTTTGATAGTAATGTCATGATATATAAAACGATCATAATGATCGATATGATGAATAATCCTGTTATTAATTTAATCGTCTTCACTTCATATGCCGATCTTATAATTGTGATATTTTGCTTTAAATATTTCGTCTTGATATTCTATTTCTCTTTCCTGCGTTGGCTTCTGATTTATAAGGACTTCATATTGGCCGTATCTATACCCATCTATCTGCCCTTCCTCCTGTCCTATTTTAAATCCGACATACATAAAAACAATAACTCCAAATATGATTGACAATCTGATTATAACTCTCATTCTGTTTCCCAGCCTATGATCTTCATTGCCTTTTCATATCGTTCTTGGGCATCAATTTGAGCCTTGGTTTTGATCCATGTGTCCTTTGGGAGTTCTGATATGTAATCACGGGCAGCGGCTAAAGCTGAGCATACATTCATTAGCCTGGTTGTGTTCTTGCCACTCGCCATGTGTCATTATTTTTTACAATGTGTAAAAGTTTTCGACATTGTTGTTTTTATTTGGATTTTTATCTTTAGTTATGTACCACATCCGCGCAAAGACTTTATTCATGGGGTGTCAGTTTTCTTTACAATGTGTAGGGTTCATTTACAGCTATATAATATTTTATAGTTATTGCAACAGCCTGTCAATAGTTTTTATATTCTGTATTTTCACACACTTATACCTTTTTATGTCTTTGTTCATCAATTGGCACGGATAATGCTTTATAAATTATCAACATATTAGTGGGAAAAGAACAGCGTATATTATAATCAAACAATAAGGAAAGGAAAAAATTATGATTACCTTAAATCCTGATGAATATGATAAACGAGTATGGAATATTTCGTATCCCAACTATGAATGGATGCCAAAAGGCGCGGCCTATATACAGCGCAAAAAACCACCCTATGAGGAAAATATTCTAATCCGTGAATCCTCTCGTACACAGACAGAAACCAGAATTGCCATGGCCCTAAAATATGGATACAAAATCATAAATGGTAATAATCGGAGGTTGCCCGATACAATTAAATATCGAAATTATTATGTCATCTGCCTCAGACAAACAAACAGCACAACACATGGAAAATGCATTGCAACTACGTTTGCAGTTAAAAAACCATAACCAAAAGGATAATTGATATTGCATTGCAAAACCTGTAATAGACAAATACCTGTCCACGACTATCAAATCATGATAGATGATAAAACAGGTGAGGTTTGGGGTGTTGTTGACCTAAAAGAGTCATTAGGGGCTGAATGTAATTTCTGCCTATGGAATCGAAGTATGGGCCTCATGGGCAAAATTTGTGGAGGGTGTGGGACGGAGTTGGGGGCCACGGAGGGACCAACGGACAGGGTATCTCATGGAATATGCCCAGAATGCTTTCAGAATACACTAAAAGAACTTGCAAGTTAATTCATAGTCCTTGGGGGGAGTCCGGTTCTCCCCCCGTTGGATGTTTCCAGGAGACATGTCTTTACCGACGAAACTCCTGGCATTCATACAAGCGGAGTTACGCGCTCTCAAAATATTCACTCCGCTACCATGGTCAAAAAATTTAATCCTTTTTCTGTTATTTTAGAAGCATACGAACCAAGTTTCGGATATGGTATTGCTAATCCTTTCCGCCATAGCGCTTTTATAGCGTTTGCAGAAGAAGTCCCATCAACAAAAATATACCTATGTTCTGATTCTAAATATCCCTCCTTAGTTCGATTGCTTGGAGGCATCCAAGCGTGTTTCGGGTGTTGTCCGATTAATTTCAAGAGATCCAACTGTTTTTTTGACGTCTTAATCATGGTTATGCCCGGATAAAGCTAATCGTATGGGAATTAAGATATGTGCGGATATCACCATATTTCTGTGCCTCTGTCCGGGCGGTTTATATGTTTCATGTCCGCACCCCCATGGCAGGACGTTTAATCCTGCGGTACTCTTGTGTTATACCCCTCTTCGCTCATACTATTGTACCATATTTCACGCTTGGCCAATAAATAAAATAATGGAAATTCGACTATTAACCATACAATAATAGTCCATCGATAATAAAACATTACCTTATTGGTTGCAATAAAATCAGGATCGATTAGGGTACATAAGAAAAAAATTCCCGCAAACAGAAACCATCCATAGAAAGCTGTAGTTCCGTAGTTTCCAATTGCTTTCATTCTTTTTATTTCTGAGTTAAGCACGATTTAGCCTTATGGATTGCCCCCGGCCCACCCAAGGCCGGGGGCTTCAGAAGGAGGTATAGAAAGACAATCCACATTTCGTGAGGCTGATTCATTGATAGGCTTTTTGTGGATTGCCATCATGTTACATATTTTATTTTATAAATTATAGGGTGTCAAGGCTTTTTTTCCATTTCACCTATCAATTCCAGGATTGTATCTGACGGAACCTTGTTTTTCAGATACCCTTTTACCGTCTCCAGAATTTGGTATGATCTTAGCATCGATTCATCATTTCCGGCAATATGAGTAGGCAGTTCTCTTATTTGGTTAATGTCCATTTTAGTCTCCTTTACATGGTTTAGGGCGTTTGAAATAAAACACGATAGGATCTCCTGGGAAATTACCGCGTTGTGTATCAACTAATTCCCAACCCTCTTTTCCGTATTCATCTAAAGCAACAACCGAAAACATCTTTACACCGGGTTCAGGATAATAAGGAACTCCATTACTCGCTTCTTTATATTCCCAACAGGTTTTGGGTTCTGGCTTTGGCGTAGAGCTCCATGCTGTAATTTCAAAATCCCCGCTTTTCGCTTTTAGTATCCCGCTTTCATTTTTCTGTTCAAATTCAATAGGGAAAGTAAATCCGTTAATCGTCAATGATATATCAACGATTCGAAGGTCATCACAATACCCCACCCCCGCAAATATCAGTATGATTAGACTGGCTATTAATAGACGTTTCATTCCTTTTCCCTTTCTTCTGCTACCTCTAATTCTAAAGTTGACATCGTTCCTGGTAGGCTTTTGTAGATATTTTCTGTGGGTACAACATATTCAAACAGTTTTCCAGCGTAGCTTAAATAATAAGTTCCATGCATGAATCTTACGCTATAACAGTCTGGAGTCTCTTTTAAATTATGATAACGGATAATTGCTTTAAGCTGTTCAACACAATCCTTTTTGCAAATAGTAACATATTCATCATAATCAGAGATAGATTTATAGTGTGGAGCGAATACATATTCGGGGCAATCCAACCAATCTCTATATTCTTTAGATTTGTCAATGCAGGAGATTAATATCAGTATGATTGCTGTGATTATTATTGTTTTCATCCCTCCCCCTTTCCTATTTTGGTATTTCCTTAAAAGTCCATCCCTTTCGGTCATCCCATTTAACCAGAACGAATTTATATTGAGGGTACATACGGGCTGCAACCTTAAGCCTTACCGAATCCCTTGATCTCATAAAACCCTTCGTTTCGTGATATTCTGTTTTATAATCCATGTTTACTATTTTGAAATCAGGCGTATAATTACACCGGTGGGCCAGTTCTAACGATTCATTCCTATCATCGCCTATAAATCTCCACAACTTTATCTCACCAGCCAACAGCTTTAATTCAAGATTTTCTGAGTATCTTTTTTCGAGTTTATTCATAGCGTTTTAGGTTCTCCGATGGCATCCTGCCGGCTATCTTGTAGCCTATTATCTCTATGGTTTTCATAAATCTAACTCCTCAAGTTCATATGGAAATGAATCAATAACTTGATTTAATGCATTTCGGTCATTTGTAGCTTGAGGTTCATTTTTTTCTAAATAATCCTTCCACCATTCTAATGTTTCTAGTGTTGTATCTAAATTTTGTTGAGTTGGTTTATTCATCTTTTAAGGGTTCAAGCAATCTCTTTTAAAATAAAGCGAACCACATCTTCGATGTCCACGCCCGCAGCAAACTGAGGCTTGCTATTTTGTAGTGCAGCAGCGATGGGGTTGTTAAAACCATGATCGCCACCGCCAAACGATCTGAACTGTCTCCGAACCTTTTCAACAAGATATGATATGGTATGCTCATTCATTTTTATGCCCCATTTTAAGAGTTTCGGTAATAGGTTTTCATTGTGTCACCCTATACAATTCTGGATAGTCTCGCGCCATTATCGGGATTTCTATCCTTGGAAAATATTTTTTCATAAACCTTTGGTCTAATTCTTCTTGAGATGGCTTTCTACCTTCTGAAGTGGGTCTATTTCGTTTTTTATGCGTTTCTCTTGAATACCCTCTTATCCTTCGTTTTCTTTTTGCGTCGATTGAGCGCCTTCTCCGCTCTCTCTCGGCCCGTTCTTTACAGTTATCACAGAATGGTTTCTTGCAATTATTGTTTTTGTTGGTTAAAAATTCGTCTGAACACTTTGAGCATGTCCTAATTTTGAATTTAAGAGAGTCTCCACATACGGAACATACCCTAACCTTTCCAAAAGACCGATCAACATCCTCAGCGTCTAATATGTGGCCACAGTTGAATAGGTATTGGTCGTTATTCATGTGTAATTATTTCTATTTGTACGTTTTTTGCGTGACTTCTCAAATCTGAATATAGCATTTGATTTTTACTTCGCATGGGTGCAATACCCATTTCATAATTTAACCAATCTTGAAAATCTTTATCACTTACGCCGTCTGGTTTTTTAATCTCAAACGTGACTTTTGTTTTCATACATCATCCTTTCGGTTGCATTGGCTAAAATGGGATTGCCTCTGGCTTATTAGGGCATTTATGACACAAACTGTTTTTCCTTGTCACAAAGTACCCGCATTCTTTCGGATGGATCTTGAAACCATATAGGCAATCTATAAGCCCCGTGGTCCTCTGGTCCGGTACAGAATATGTCGATTCATCAGACTTATAAGTACCGCATACATTACATCGATTAAAGTATGCCCTGAAATGATTCCCGCATCTGTGACAGTGGACAACTCTTTGGTTATATCCCCTCTGGCATTCAAGGCACGTCTGCCATTGCATTCTTTTGGCTCTTTTTATCCAAGCTTGTTCGGTTCCAAGTTTCATTACAATTATTCTTCTATTGGTAAACCCAATATCTCATTATCTTCTATGCTTTCATATTTTGATATTTGATAAGATCTGACATCTTCAGCAACTAACATTCTGATCATTTCGGAAGTTATTTCAACTTCTTCAGATAATAATTCTCCTTTTTCGCTTCTTTTTTGGATATACACACCATGTGACCCGCCTCTTGTATAAAGATACCATCCCTTTGTTGGCAATTCATGTCCTGACCATCCCATTTTTTCATACCCCCTTAATACACCGTCTCCTTAAACGGCCTAAAAGATGATTGTTCTTCATGTTCTTCTTTTGGAAAAACGCTCCTCCACCCTTTTTCAATGGCTTCTTCGATATATTTATTTGGGTTTTTACCGTTTCCAGAAAATGGTTCCAATTTGTTCAATATGGTGCTTTCTGCTCTCGGTGATAATGGAACTCTAATTTTTTGCCTATGAATCCTAAAGTCTTTCCAAAGATCAATATCAAGCCACTTATATATTTCTTTTAATTCTTTTAATTCTTTTAATTTATTAGTCTGTGGTTGACTGTTGGTTAACTGCTGGTTAACCTTTGGTTTTTTTGGTGGTTGATTTGATTCGGTTAATGGATTGTATATGTCGTAATTACAAATAGTTATTATGGTTATTTTATTGGTTGATTCAGTGGTTAGAAATCCTGTTTTTCTAAGTACGTTTATTCGAGTTCTTATTTCCTGCTCGCTCGCAAAGATCTTTTTTGCGAAAGCCTTTCTACCAAATGGATACTGACCACGCTTTAATTTCAAAATTCCATAGTTCGGAATGTATTCTTCCTTATCCTCAAAAGATGCGTGATCTATCAAATAATCCATCATAACCCAAAGAAGCCTATCTTTGTGAAGTTTCTTATCCCATCGTTTACGCCATCTTTTCGTATAACCCCGATGCACGGTTATAATATCTCATCTTTATAAAGTTCTGGATCGTCACCAAGTTCTGAGATAGCGTTTTTAATTTCTTCGTGAAGATCCTCCCGAAACAATAATTCATCAAGATATATTTGCATAGCTGCAATGAAACCACATATAAACTGTTGGCCTTGGTCTCCGTATAAGTCTCTTATATGTCCCATGATTCACCAAATAAAAAACCCTTTTTAAGCTGACTCCCCGGCTGTGGCAATTCCCGACAGATCGTAGGAACCGGCAAAGCCAGCTTAAAAAGGGTTTTTTGGTTTTCTGTCTTTAGGCTTGCCACGGCCATTATGTTCATATCTCCTTATAGGTCTTTAGGGTTTGGTTGTCAAGGCTTTATTCGTATTTAATGGGTTTATATTAATTATTCCATAACCGATATACATTTCTCGGTTGAACATTTCATCCACACATGACCATTATAGCCGTGAACCACATAAGACAAAACCCCTTCTCCGCAAGCTGGACACGGTTTAAATGTTCCTTTTGCGTTTGTTTTTCCGTGCTGTTTCTTAATTTTACCCATTACATCTAAAATTGTTTTTAAGTGCGTTTCTTCTTCAAACTTCTTTTGATCGGCCCTGTTTGGGTCTTTTTCATATTCCCACTCATTGCCAAGATAGTCGTTTATCTTTAATCGCTCTAAAGCATTCGGGACGGCCCTACCGAACTTTATATCAGATAATCGACTCGGTTCAATGCCTGTCAATTTCCATAATTCCCTCAGTGTTATGTTGTTTTTAATCATCGCGTTTTTCATATATCAACTCCTTTAAATATTATAACCTAATGAAAAGAATTTATTGATAAATTTGATTATCGAAATAGCCGCAAACAGCTTATCATCCATCTGGTCATTTTCCCTATGGCATTGATAACATCTCGGTAAAGACTGAAAATCAGAAACCTTTGAACCCATTACACCTTCGTAAATATTTTGGTGTGATGCCTGGATATTGTTTGTGGATCCGCATTCAATACAGGAATGAGAACGGATGAATTTAAGATACCGTGGAGATCTAATCGGTTTTATTTTCGGATATCCGGCCCAGTCTATTTGGTTCATGGTTTTAATTTAACGTTCGGCATCAGGGGTGCGACTCTTTGCATACCATGAATGCCGTGGTCGGCATTATTCATAATGCTTACACCCCGGTTTATGGTGAATGGTAAAACCAATTACTTCACACTCGGTACATTCAGCCCGTCCATCTTGAATGATGGGTTGGGGTGCGTCTTCTACTATAGATACAATTCTATTAAAAACATTTGATAACGGAATGTCCAAACACCCGTTACTCACACAACCGTCATTCAGCTTACCATCTTGATAATCTCGTAAAACCCTGTAAATTTTTTCTTTTGTTGGTATATCCATAAAGCACCCCAACAAATAGCTCACCAGCCCGAATGGTCTGGTATAGCGGTAGTTAGATTAATATATTGTTTCACGATTTCCTCAATTCTGATAATGCGCGAGTAAGATCAAGACTTGATCTCTTTGCAGCTCCTCCCTCTTTTGAGCCATATTTTGCATACGAATCAGCGTTTAATCGTTGTCGCCATTGTTTGGCCCTTAAAATAAATCTTTGCGCTTCAGATATTGCAAAGTCTATCTTTTCGATCTTATCATCCATTTATTTATATCCTTTATTCTTTCCCCAACAGCATATTTGCCACGGATATTTCGGTATTCCACAGCACTTAGGGGTTACTTTCTGCGGGTGCGTTTTAATCCTTTTTGTGTCGGTGTCATCCACCCTGCCAGAACCATTAAATAGCGTACCAATGCTCAATGGTTTTAGCTCTTTTTTTTGCATATCTTGATGCATCACAACGCCTTAAAAATGGTCTTTTGCACCATACTCCATCAAACTGTATGTGGTATGGCTTATCATAATGTTCTTCCCATTCAGGAGAACCAACCTTTAAGCCAAAATCATCAACAGGCCCCATATCAAATATTTCAGCTTTTTCATGCATTTTCAGATTCCCACGCATTAGGCCGTCTGGTGGCTAGCTTCCCGCAGGCTTTATTTATGGTTTCTGCCATAGGTCTGGCCTTAACTTTTCCTTCGGAATCCCAACTGCATTCTCAATAAGTATGGCTACTTCTGGACTCATTCTGTTCTTTTCCAAAATTAAATAAAGTCCCTGCCGTGATATGCCGATCTTTTCAGCAAGGGCAGCCTTTGTGATTCCTGTTGATTTGATATAATGTTTAAGATGATTTTCCATGGTTAAAGATTGTATCAAAAAATAAATGGGCTTGTCAAGTAAATTATGCTTGACACGGTCGATTTTCTGTGAAATAATCTTAGACATCATGGAAAACTTACCAGAAAATATATTTAATGGATCAAAGCTGAAAGGTGTTAATGACGGTCAGCGTGCTCTTCTGATATTAATTTGTAAAAAACTCAAAGACGGTCAGCACGTCCAACATGACGAATTGATAACAATATATAAAACAAAAGTCCAAAGAGAACAAAGGTGCTGGACTCCATATTATGACCATGAAAAAGAAAAGTGGGGCCATAGATATGAAGATTATACGGATTATCAAATAGAAAGCAACGCTCAGAATTGGCTTTTAAGGGCACTCGGGGCCTTAATTAAAAAGGGTTATTTGACAGTTTTACCGAGAATCGATTTTAGTAAGATTCAAGAAAAGTCTCAGGCATTGAGCCATGATTAACCACCCAAAAATAAAATGCACCGATCCAACAACCTGTAAACATGAACACATGCGCTTTATCGCTGCTTCGACATGGTCAATAGAATTAAAAAAGGGTTTCCACGATAAAGAAAATAAATGGGTTCAACCAGAATTTGAAAGCGGTCGATATAGAGTATCAATTTGTAGAGATTGCGGCCAGATTCACGTTACCACAATGGTTGATGGAAAATGGTGTAGATTTAATTTCGGATTTATGTCTGAAATAGATTTGGCTTGTGCTAAAAAATACGTGGATTTTATGAATGAAGAATAATCCTAAAAACAGTATGAGACGAAAGCCGGTGATGCGAAAATCGAAAGCCTTGGAAAACAGGACGCGCATCCAGGACGCGAAACCTATTAGCGAGTTGAGCCGTAGTCATAACGACGATCCGGCCATGAGAATTCCATGTAGCGAACGGAAAGTAGCGAAACTGGCAATGTGTGTAACCCATGCCTCCGGGGGCATCTGCTCTGCTTTGTGCAACAGTCGAAAGCCCGGACCTCTTGGGGGGAGCGTGCCTGACACAACGGGCCTGGATAGAGACCCGGCTTTCGTCTCATACACCGAAACCTCAAAACCCTTTTATCACAAGTTTCTAAAGAAAAAGATGCTAAGATACGAATATACCCATAAAGACGGACAGATATTTATATGTGTTGCACCTGATCTAAAAGCAGCGCATAGGCGTCGGGATATTTGGTTGGGAATAATTAACAGATCCACCCATACACAGAGGGGGTAAGTATGAAATGTGAAGCTCAGACAGAACAAGAAATGAGGGAACACAAAGTACCTTGGATCAAATCGATTGAAGAACTCACAGAATATATTCAATCTCTGGTCAATAGGGAACACGATTATGGTACATCTGCCTATTCAATGTCATTGGCTGCAACAGCCGCATTCAATTATATTGCTGGTTCTCTTGGTACAACAGGTTTTCAAGCTGGCTGTGCAGATCTCGACATATTAAGGAGAACACGGTCTATAAAAGGCCCTTTCAAGATTGTGAATTATGAAAACGCCCTCTATCCTCAATACGAAACAAATTTTTTGCCAACTATTGACCAATCAACACTTGATTGGTTACGAAATGAAGCAACAGAAAAACTTAAAGAACACACAAATAAAAAACGTTTTGAAACGGATTCAGAATTAAAACGGAAAGAAATTTTATTTCGTGATTTTTCGTCCCCATTTGGTGGCTATGTATCAACCTATTATAGGTCTGTTGGATATAGTGCAAACCCAGAAGTAATCAAGCATTGGAAAAAAATAGCATCGGGAAATCTTCCGTTTGGATATATGTATATATTAGATAAACAATTGACGCGGGACGCACCCAAATTGAAGGGAGAACCGCAAACCATAGCACCACAGTCCTACCGGCCCCCATGCCCCAGGGTATTTGGATCAGGCCGGGAAACCTGACCGACCAAGCTGAGAGTTAAATGGTCGAAGCCGATGAGAAGCCGTGTTGAGGCGAGGCACATCGGGTAAGAGGATTTAGCTAAGTATTCTTTGATATGCCGGGGAGAGGGAAACAACGCCAAGTTGTGGTGATGCAAGGCGCATCTTACGGAGGGGAGATTAGGATCCGATCCGAGTATCCCCGGCACCCAATTTAACCCGCGTGACTCCCGATACGGCATTGGGTCGGGTAGGGGGTCTCGCAATATAGTTCGTCTGCGAAACCAAATGGCATAGCTTAATCACAGGTTGAAAAGATCGCGTACCTTGCCAAGACCGAACTGTGGAAACGATTAATACAAAAACGTAACAATTATCAGGGCAAATGTACCTGATAATCAATGGTTATGCCTTTTGGCAGAAAGGAGAAATATAAATGGTGATGGTAGCAATAAATCCAGGTTCTGGACCGGTTTCCGATACGTCTGAGGCCGATGCGACCGAAAACATTAAGCATTTCATAACCGATAATAATGTTGACGGTGTTAAATTTATCCGTATTCCTGATAATGATTATGGGGAAGGTAGATACGCCTTTTTGTTGTGGAAAGAGAATGTCTGCCATGAAATACAAATGCCGGGGATACCACTCGAAAAGGTCCGCTACATGGGAAATGAAGATCAGAACATATGGAATTTCCCGCGTCTATATGTAGATGGTTCGTCATGGGTTTGGTGTTACGCTATTGGCTTAACTTTTGACGAAGAGCGGGCATAACAAATCAATCCAGGGGATGCAAAAAGCGCACCCCTGATTTCAACGTTATCTGAAAGGGGAATAAATATGCCACGGAGAGTATTTAGAATATGGAACAAAAAAGATAAACGTTACGAGGGGGTGTATTCACGAGCCTATCACGATGAATATGACTTCTCATCAGAGGAAAGCGCAAGATCATCAAATGTTCATAATATTTATCAAGACAAAGACAAATACGACATTCATGAGTTTGAAATTACCGAGAAGAGGGTCAGATAACCAGTTAATTCAGGCGATTCGCAAGCTCACGCCTGATCAACACGTTATGCCTTTGGGTGAAAGGGAAACTAAAATGAGAGAATACTCAACAAGAGAAGAAGCAGAAATGGACCCAGAACTTAATCTAATGTATATTTATACCTGTTCAAAATGCGGTGCTGAAAGAGAGGATTACCCACATTGTAATGTGGGCGGGTTGTGTGACTGTGGTGGAGAGTGGCAAAAAACAGGAGAATCATATAACGCATAACCAGCGGCTTGACCCGATGCGGGGGCCTGACTCCGTGCCAGTAACTACAGCGGAGTCAGGGCAATGGCTTCATTGTGGTGCGCTGTAGCCCCCGCACCGGTCAGCCGCAGACGTTAGGCAGCAAAGGGTTTACCATGTGTTGTTCATGCAGCATAGATGATTCACCATCCGTATATTGGGAGAGTACACCAAAAGCACGAAAGCAGCATATGTGCTGTGAGTGCGGCTCAAGCATTGATCCTGGTGAAAAGTATTATAGATTTACTGGTATTTGGGATGGGGAAATTGCGACTTGGAAAACCTGTGTGGTATGTCAGGATGTCCGTGATGAGGCTTACGTACAGGGTTTAGAGTGTATTTGTTTTGGGGATCTTTGGGAAACTGTTGGCAGCGAATTTGAATGTGCGTATGCTGCCTAACCATTCACTTGAGCCAACCGGGAATAGTACCGGGTTGACTCAATAACTTAGGTCGGTGGCTCAGTTCCACCGTTATACCCTTGGTGATTTATGAAAGAGATTAAAATCTGTGAAAGCCATCAGTACTATAAGGTTCCCTTGATTTGGACATTCGCTTTCATCGGTGCGGAATACTGGTGTCCGTTCTGTGGTTATTCCGGCGGTATGCTTGGAGCCGGAAGGGATGTACCATCGACCAAACACCTTGTTCGTAAGCTCGAAAAGTATAAGAAATTATCGCGGTTGTATCTTCGGGCTGTTGCGTCTCAGTGTGCAAGCAGAGTCAAATATGGTGGCGTTTGGTATGACAGGTATGAATTGCCCGAAAGGGCTATAAAACGGCTTGAGAAAATCCGTAGTCAGTGGAAATACCGGCAACGGGTATAACCTGTCACTTAAGAGGGATGGCGTGAAAGTACCGTCTCAAAACAATTTAAATTTTTAAAGAACGTGGACCTATGGGGGGGCAATCAACACGTCACCCCTTAGTTCCACCATTGGAGGGACTATGAGAGAATTGATTGCGCGTTGGGAAAGTAGGGCCACTCGGTATGAAAGAAATGCACAGTCAAGGCCCAAATTAATACAGGATCGCATGTTGGGCGAAGCGAGAGCTATTAGAGTATGTGCATCTGAACTCAGTAAAGCGCTCCAACCACAGGTTGAAGTCGATGCTCAAAAGGACTGCAATTTTGAAGCGGAGGGCGGACACCGGGCCGCATCCGGTTAACCCCAAATGAAAGGTGGATCGTTACGGGATTGTTTACTCAAAGGAAAGTCATGCAAGGTGAAAAATTCGGATATTTCCCACGCTTCATTCTTTAAGGAGTCAATATGTTATCAATGCAAACAGTAGCCAAATTAGCCGGTTTAAATCCGGTCGAAGAAAAAGAACTAATTGAGTGCCAATGCTGTGGATGGATCGGTAATCCTGATGAACTTGAAGCGCCTTTCAGTGGATCAGATCCTGGGTGTCCAATATGTGGAAATGATGATTTTCTCGACATTGAAGGACCTGTTACAATCCGTTGTGATATGAAATGCGGTAAAAGGTTCCCAACTTGGGAACCGTACCTATGGCGTGGTAATGATTGCGGGTGTGAGGATGGAACACTTATTTTAGGTAGATAGGGAGGTGTCATGCCAGAAAATGAATTAACTGAAAGGAGAATTTATGGCACTCAAGATAATAAAATCAGATGATCCGATACAGGTTGATCAAATTGTTATTGCAATTTATTCAAACCCTGGCCTTGGAAAAACCACACTCGGATTTTCATCTAATTTGCCGCTGCTTTTTGACTTCGATTCCGGTTCACATCGATCTGCCATAAGGAATGATACGGTAATACCGAGTTCATGGCCTGATGTTAAAGACGTCACACCAGAAGATCTTGAACCATACAAAACGGTAATAGTTGATACTGCTGGTCGTGCTCTTGATATGCTAACGGTCGATATTATAAAACGAAACCCGAAAATGGGTTATGGTGGTGCCCTCACTTTACAAGGCTATGGTCAACTCAAGGCTGAGTTCACATCATGGTTGAAAATGCTGAAATTCATCGGAAAGGATGTTGTTCTAATAGCGCATTCATCCGAAGAACGAAAAGGGGACGATCTCATTGAGCGGCTCGATGTTCAAGGTGGATCAAAGAATGAAATTTACAAATCAGCCGATGCAATGGGTAGAATCTTAATCGAAAACGGAAAAAGAATTCTGAATTTTTCTCCATCTGATATCGCATTCGGAAAAAACCCTGGCCAATTTGAACCTTTGATTATCCCCAAAATCACAGAATCGAATAGCTTTCTTGCAGATATCATTGATTCGATCAAGGAAAAACTCAATTCAATGACCGAAGAACAGGCCAGACGTCAAAAAATCATAGCCGATTATCTTTCAATGATCGATGAAAATCATACCGCTGACCATTTTAACAAGATGATCAAAGAGGTTAAAAAAGCCGACAAAGCGGTTGTTACAATTCTGAAGTCTGCTTTACACAAAAAGGCTACCGATGCTGGTTTTAAGTATGATAAAGATAACGGATACATAGAGACAGTATGAAATTACACGTAACAGACCTTGATTCATATATATGGTATCATAAAATAGAATCGATGACCGCTGCTGAATTGTCAAAAAGACTGAAACACACCGAAGCACCCAATGAACTCATGCTAGCCGGAACCGCTTTGCATTCTATATTTGAAAATCATCCGCCAAAGAAAGCGAGTTGCGTTAATGGATTTGATTTTATAGAACGCCATGGACATATATTCCGTTTTTTGTGTGATGTAAGCGTCACATTACCTCAAATTCGTGAGATTAGAGCGAGCAAGGCTTATCATATAGATGGAACCGAGGTACGCTTAACGGGCAAATGCGACGGCATAACGGGCAATAAAATACTGGACTATAAACTTACTTTTAAGCCGAATCTTGATACCTATTTTGAAAGCCTTCAATGGAGATGCTATCTTGATATTTTTAATGCGGATGTTTTTGAGTATATTATATTTCACGGAAAAAAGAAAGATAATGAAATAACGATCACCGATTCATATTCAATTAAGATGTATCGATACCCTATAATGATCTCAGATATTGAGACAGGTATCTATAATCTATTAAAATTCATTCGTGAAAATTGCCCTGAAATGCTTGAATTGTATGAAAGAGTTAGGAAATGAAGCCACAAGATCCGATATTTGATGGAAAGGTTATTCAGGGCAAGGATAAGAAAACAATTCAATATGCTCCTGGTGATAAAGAGGGTATCAGCCGATGGATACAAACATTTAAGATTGGTCAGCGCCTTGATATCATTATATGTAAGCACAAGAAGAAACGTTCAAACCTTCAAAACGCTTATTATTGGAAAATTGTTATACCTATATTAGCCGATTATTTTGGACACGACAATCCAGAAGATATGCATGAAGATCTAAAACTACACTTTAACCCGGTTGATAGCAAAGTAAAGCCAGGTGCCAAAATAGGTGGTACGACAACCAAAATGTCAACAATTGAATTTATGGTTGCCGATGACAGTTATATTGAACGTATTTGTCGGTGGGCATCGTCTGAACATCAAGTTTATATACCACCACCCAAAAAGAAACCGAAAACATAACAGTCAGAAGCCAGAGAGAATATCTATATACCGGACCCGAATGAATGATTATCTTAGTTTTGTGTGAAAGGAGGTAACCGTGGGTGAATATTTCGTTACAAATTTAAAAATGGTCGCAATAGAATGTTATAAATGTCATATTGTATTTGCTGTTCCGAAAGAGTTTGATGATAAACAGCGCGAATTAAATGAAGATGGTGATTTTTGTTGCCCTAATGGTCATCACCAAGTCTATATCGGCAAGTCTTTAAAAAATAGGCTTAAACAAAAAGAAGCTGCTATAAGGAATCTCACAGAACAAAATTCACATCTAAACGAATGCTGTATCAATTATCAGGAAAAGGCCAAACGGAATGATTACCGTGCGAGGAAGTACAAGGGAGATGTGACCCGGTTGAAAAAAGTCATTGCTTGATATCATGCATTAGGCTTGTTTTGATTGCCGTTCTTACGACCTACCGCTAATGATCCAAGTGCAGTTATAGAATTTGAACCTATTGCCGCGCCTTCTGTTACATGACCCTTAAATACCAATATTCCTCCTATTACAAGAGCCAAAACACCGATTATAATCATAGCAAGGTCTTTATCATCGAAATCAATCTTGAACAGTGGTTTTTTCATTATGGGTTATTCCTTTTCTCTTTCATCTCCTGAGAAATAGCTTGCCTGATTATCTCAGCCATCTTTTCAGGACTTAACTGCTGGTTCTCTATTTTCGTTATCGACCTCTTAATATATTCCATGTCTTTTTCTCGTTCTTTTTTCTCTACGGCTATGGATTGTTTGTTTGTATTTCGTTGATCAGCCGCCCTTCCCCATGCTCCAAGACCTGCAAGCCCCAATACGATAATAAAGCCTATAGTAGCACTGAGGGCTTTCCAGCTTATTTTCTTGTCAATGTATCGCTTCATAGTTTCAAATTCCTTAACTATTTCTTCATGGCATGTTGGGTTAGGGCAATCCATTTAAAAATCCTCTATTGTTGGCCTAAGTGTAACCTTCCTGACTTCAATATCACAAGTCATGCTTTCAGGATAATACGTTATTTTATAAATAGATTTCAAATGCTTGGTTCCGGTTTCAAGTAAGTTTTCGTCAACACATTGCATATCGTCGCAATACCTTGTTTCCGCCGGTACAGGTTCGCTCATTAAGGCTTCATACGGGTCTTTGGGTATGTCGTGATAGCCTTCATAATTAAGGATAAACACGATTTCAAATATAAATAGGATGCTTAATAGTTTCACTGTACCTCAAGAGCTTCTATTCGTTTCATTAAATCGTTTATCAATTCTTTTTGATGCTGAACGATCACAACAAGGAAACTCGCCATTCTGCCTGGCGAATATCCTTTTTTATCTTTAGTGCTAAGAAAATCAGGAAGTTCATTTGCCATCGGCCCAAACCTCTGTGGGGCATTTTTAGGGTCTCCATAAATAGTGTTGTTCAATAGTCTCGTTCTTATTGCGTCATATTTTTTACCGTCTTCTATCGTATTGTCTCTCAATATTTCAGATTTTATTTCATCTTCAGGTCTGTTGTATCCAATGATTTCCATTTCAGCCGTATGTCTGAAACCCTTAATGTCTATCTGATCAAGAATATCATAAAAATTATCCCTTTCGTTATCAGACATTTCTCTGATAAGCCTTTTTCTATCAGGGCTTGATGAATCGTTCCAGGCCCCACCAGAGCAATTATCACCATCGTTGCTGTAAAAATGATAATTGTTTCCCGATGAACCTGACGCATTTCCTCTGACACCTACATTTGTTCCTGAACCGGCTCCTAGAGAAGAACCATAAACACCATCGTTCGTATCGGCAACAGACGTGCTTTCGGTATGTCCTCTTATGGCTCTATAAACTGTTGACCCATTTGTATAAGAATAGAATTTAGTTTGGGTTTGCGGGTCTTCATTTAATGCTAAAACATTTGTACGAGTATCTAATACCGTAGTCGTTGAGCTACCGTTTGATATCCTGGTTGCAAAATTTTCGACTCTGTTAAGACTGATAAACCCGTTCGTACATACCGAATTGATTCCTATCCCTATATCTGTCCCATCACCGTATAGAACGTTTCCGGTTATTGTGAAATAATCTCCGTCATTCAATACGATCACGTAATTGGATGGAACAACAACCATAACATTGCTGCTGATTACAAAGTATTTCCAATCCCCTCCAACTACGATACCGTTAGTGCTTCCATCACCTGAGGTAGATGCGAATTGATTTCCGTTTATGATAAAAAAGTACATGGGATCCGCATCGTTATTACTCATGTTGACACCGTGGTCCCTAAAGTTCTCTATACTATTTCCCTCAATCAAAAATATAGAAGTTACTGATCCGGCTGGCGCATTGCTTGCGATATTTACATAAATTGCGGTGTCATGCCCTAAAAATTTGTTGCCCATTATTTTAAGGCCCCCTGATGATACGGCTTGCACACCATAATTGCTTCCAGAATCTCCCGAAAAAACACAACCAGTTATATAAGAGTCTCCTGAATCCGGCACATTTGTATTGGCTACATAAATATCTGAATCCTCAGAAACTTGAATGAAAGAATCTCTCACAACCCACAAAGCAGCTTTCTGAAATTCAATACCTCTATACATTCCATTAATGAAAAGATTATAAAATCTTGAATAATTATTTTGCCCCGATGCCGGATTTACTAATATTCCTGCACCATCTGTTGGTGTCGTATTGTTATTCTGAATCCGCATATCATGAATGGATATAGATTCGTTTGTTGATGCCGTAACCGAGAAAACATCAAGAGTATTGGAGGCAACCTGTAAAATGGTTGAATCCATTCCGGCACCAAATATTTCAATCGGTTCCGTAACGGTAAGAGAAGCATCAAGCGTATAGGTTCCAGGAGGAATATACACCCTTCCTTTTACGGCTTCTGCGGCGTCGATAGCAGCCTGTATATCTGCGTCATCATCCCCAACGTCATAATCGGCAACATTGAACACGTTGGCAGTTGTATAAGATGGTGTTTCAAAAGTTGGCGCTGCCGCCGCGCCATTAGACATCAAGAACTTATCAGATGCCCCTAATGCCAACTCTGTTATAACCCCTGAACCATTTGAATAAAATGCTTTCCAATTATTAGCCGGAACATCTGTTATGCTGACCTGGTTAGCTCCGGTCCCCCAATCAATATGCGTGTCATTGACGCTATCGGCTTCTAATCCTCCCGGCGGCTCAAACTCAACCCATGTGCCTTGTGTAGAATAATCATCCGGTCTAACTGTGTATGGATGTGTAGTCGTATTCTCTGCACCGGTTCCGTCATAATCAAATCTAAAATGAATAACCTCACCACTTACCATACAGTGGGTTTCATCTCCCTCAGAAAGCGAA